TTCTCTTCCAACTACATTAAATTCTCTGTTAATGTGATGGGTTCTATTGTATGTACCACCACTTAATATATTTGCTTTGTATGTTTCTTTCTTAACAGTCATTTTCTCAACTGCCTTTTTAAAGAAATACATATCTTGTAATGCTCCAAATTTATTTACAAACGTTACTTTCTTTGGCTCGTATTTGCACTCTTCCAAAACCTTTACTTTTATGGTTTGTATTTTTTGACCAGAACCAGAAACCTCTATTTTATCAACCGCACCGATTGAATAGTTATTAAAGAAAGATTGTAAGCATACGCTATTTTCAAAATCAACACCACCATCTTCAAGAACCCTTTCTTCAAATGTATCCCAGTTTACAGCATCTCCATAAATAGAAACGTATTTAATTTGGTTGCTACTATCTTGGTCATAGCTAAATGTTTCTGATGCTATTATTTCTCCATCTTTATAAAATACTACTGTTGGTGCATTTAATCCAGTATAAATTGGTAACCTAAAAGTATTATCTTCTAAAACAAACAACTCCCTATTGGTAATCATTATATTGTTTTCGTCTGAACCTTGTTCTTCAAAATAGCTATAACCATCAAAAGCGATAATTGTTTCATTATCATTACCAATTTCATCTCCATCTACATCATAAGCAAAAGTTTCCATCCTAACCCAAACCGCTTGTCCATTATAATCTCCATCAAATACTGTATCTAATTCATCTCTCACTAATTCAGACACTTCAAAATATACGTTATCTTGACCAGATAAAACGGACTTCCTAATTTGGTATGTAGGTTCTGTTGGTACATTGCTTGAATTACCAGTATATACATAAAGTTTTAATATAGCATATGAAATCCCATTCTCGTTTACATTAACCCAATACGGACTTCTTGTGTTTATTCTTGCCATCTTATTTATTATTTAATATTTTCTTCTAAAAACCTTGTAACATCTATTTCGTATGCTCTAATTATTTCTTTATCTAAATCTTTAAAAGCTGCTTGAAAAGGTTTTGTAAAAAATAAACTTGGTTTAATTCCTTTTTGAAATATACTTCGTGTAATTAAAAAAGCAGTAGATTGATAACTTAAAAACCTACCAGATTTCCTATCTCTAAATTGAAACCTTTTTCTTCTTACCCATTTATCTATTCCTTGTGTTAATCCTCCTTTTTTACCTGTACCTGTACCAAATTGAAATGGACTTCGTGGTGCTTTAAAACTCGATGACTTTCCTTTAACCCCTTGGTCTTGAAACATACCATAATCTTCCATAAAAAAAGATAAAGTAAATTCACTTGGTTGTACATCTACATTGTATTCTAAACTATTATATAAAGAACCACTTACACTCTTGTCATCATTTACTAAATTTTGTCTTGACTTTGCTACGACATACTTACCAAAATAATTTAAAGCATCTCTTGTTTCTTTTAGTTGCATATATTAATATCATTTTGAATAAATATATCAAACGTACACGCCCATCCACCTAATCTGTTTTCAAACCTTTCATAGAATGGCTCACAATTAGGAGAACCATCTAACTGGTATAAATCACTATGTAAGTTTCCTTTTCTCAATAACATTGTCAATCTATTTAATACTGCTAATTGAGTATTCAATACATCTTGCTCGTTGTTGTTTCCTCTAAAAATATCTGTTGTAGGTTCTTTGCTTTCGTCTACAATATCCATTGCAAGTACTGTAATATTAAAAGATAGGTATTGTTCTTCTGTGATTACGTTGTTTACAATAATATGACTTAAAGGGAATATAGTTTGTTTAGATAAATCTATCTCTGTTATATCTCCAGTAGTTACTGTATTGACATTTACATCATTTAGTAGCTGCTCTTTTATTGTTTCCGTTAATTGGTAAAAACCTCTAATTCCCTGCATTGAATTTATTTTTTATTTGTGATGCTTCTATTTCTTGTTTCTCTTTTTCAAACGTTAGAAATAATAAACATTCGTGCATTTTTAATTTAGTGATATCTTCAAATCGTCTAATATCTGATTGAGCGAGAGCATAAACGCTTGAGTACCAACCCCATTTTGTTCCGAATTGAGATACTCTTGTAAGAGTGTTTCCTCCGTTTGTTCCAAATAGTTCATCGTAATTTGACATAATTCGTTCCCTAAATGGTAAAAAAAAAGTATAGAACCCAATACTGCATCTAATGGCATATCTTTTAAATGCTCTGTATCTCCTGCATCGTACTCCTTTATAGTGTACCTATTTCCTTTTCGTATTTCTATTGGTCTGTATAACACACCCATTGACTTATTCATATTATCCCAATCCCCTATGTTAGTATCAAGGTCAATATATTCCCCAAAACTCATCTCATCAAGGTTAGGAATAAAGCCATATTCAACACCACCCATTTTAAAGGTATGTACCAAACTTGGTTTGCTTTCAAGCATTGTAGATATTATATTTACAATATCTGTAACATCACTTGCTTTTAGTAATCTAACGTATTCAGCTTTAACCCCACAAAATATTTCAATCATCTTGAATGATAGTTGTGTTTCTGTTAAATTCTTTAGTTTTAAATACTCTTGGTATTGTCCTAAAGTAACTTCGTTTAAACTATTAGGTACTATTAAATCGACTTTCATATAAGTATATAGTTAATTCTTAAATATTTTAGAAACTAATATAAAACAAAAAACCCCTACATTTCTGTAAGGGTTAATTATTTCATTGGTTTTTTTTACTTGGTAATAAACTTTGCTAATTCTTTATAATTTTCTTGTATGTTTTTCTTTTCACAATGCACCTCATCAAAGGTCATCCTAACAATGCTTGGTAAATCTCTCATTAAATTATATGCGTTAAAAGTTAATACTATACCATCTTCTAACTCCATATTAACCTCTCCGTTTTGACCACCCCAAAGAGATAATGTATTATCTATGTATATATTTTTATCCATTTTGTTATTTTATTAAATCTAAATCTAATTCTTTTGCAACATAGTTAATATGTTTCTGTGTTGTCACACTCCAATAACCTAATTGAAATAATTTATCCTCTGCTATTGTAGCAACGTGAGTTGTATAACTCCAAACTTCATTTCCTTTAATTCTTAAATTTTGTTTGTACTTTTGTAATGTCATCATAATATTTGTCTTTTGTTTTTAATTATACAACAAATATAAAACATTTATTTAGTTCTGACAAGTTTATTAACAAAAAAAGTTAATTATTTTTATTGTATAGCATATCTTCCAAAGTTTGGTTTACTTAAAACAGAATAAGTAGCATATCTAACCGCATCAATAGTATGGTTGTTTTTATCTACTGGTTTGTTTATCATCTTACCACTTCTGTCCTCTTGCCATTTGTAGTTCCTAAACTCTTGTATGCAATTATGACTATCTTTCTCTATATGTATTTTAAAACGTTTTAAGAGGTCAATACCTGCGTTGATACTATCAGCACCTTTTAAACTTGGTCGTACATTAAAACCCATTCTACGCAGTTCCTCAATCAATCTTGGTTCAGCACTATCAAAGTATATTGTTTCTCTTTCAATACCTATCTCTTTCCACTTCCTACTAATATCATAAGTAGTCATTTGTGTTTGGTATATATGTTCTTTGATATATAAGTTGTGGTCTTTACGATAAACAGAAACTAACGTTGTTGGGTCATTAGTATATCCTGCATCTGCTCCATAACTTATAAACTCTGCATCGTGTGGTATATGGTTTACTTCCGTATAATTAAATATAGTAGCTTTAGAAACACCTTTTAAACCTAAACCGTATATTTGCCAGTAGGTTTCATCGGTGTCCTTTAAACGTTCTATTTCCTCCTTAATACTTTCATTAAGGAAGCTATTATCCAAATAAGTAGTAATATTAAAATCGGCATCTTCTCGTGGTATTACCTTGTCATATATCCAATGGTATTCATCCGATGGATTAAAGTCAAGAATTATTTTATCTTCGGTACGAAAAATTAACTGCTGCCAATCTTCGTAATCTAATTCGTTTGCTTCATTTATAAATAGTAAGTTTCTTTTTCTACCTCTTACCTTTTGTGGTTGGTCTAATGATATAAACTCTACAAGGTTTCCGTTTAACTTGTATTCGTGGTTTGATTTATTATGATATGCTTCTGAATAAAAATTATGTAATTTTAATATATCTAAAAAATCACGCATAACAGAACTACGAACCGCAGGGAATGTTTTCCTACATATCGTAATTGTCTTATTAGTGTTATGAGTGCAGTAGTGAAATATAATATAAAGCAAAATATTGTATGTCTTTCCAGACCTTGTGCCACCTTGTTCTATCGTTATCTTTTTATCTGACCTTAAAAGATGCTTAAATACTACGTTAGTCTTTATTCTCA